ATACTTTGTCCCAGAAGTTGCAAGTACTACTCCACGAAGACCTTGTGGAACATTGTTTTCAGAACCCTGCATGAAGATAACATCAGTAGCTGCTGGAACTTGAGTAGCACCAGAAGCTCGCTGTACGCTAACAGTCTTTGTAGACTTATTAACAGCTGTTATTTCGAAAAGGTCTGTATTACCAGTTTCAATGTTTACAAAGTCTCTTTTAGAGAAGTTTGCAGCAATCCATGTAGCGTCAGTGATGGTTAAATCATAATCACCACCACCATTATCAACGACACTAGAAACAGTTCCTAATGCACCAGTTCCATCACCGTGAAGGATGATAGAAGCCCATCGGTTAAAAGACTCGACAGTCTTTCTTACTGTTTCAGCAGTGTTCTTGAAGAATGCACCCTCGTCTGATGCAGCAGCCTTGATAGACTCTCTGTCATACAATGCTCGAGCGTATACCTTTTTCGCTGTGAAGTTGACATCTTCGACTTCACCGACGTTAGCTTCAGGAAGACTTCCTGCACCAACACCACCTTGGAAAGATAGCTCCATAGGGAACTCCATCTTCTTTCCAACAAAGTCGTACGATTTTTTGATTCGCCCAAGGGCGACGTTAGCTGAGTTGTATGCGTTCTCAGACCGCTTACCATACTTAATCTTATAAAGATTGGTGAGGTCGGTCAGGTTAAACGCAGTTTCAGCTGCATTTCCAGTAGCCATTTATATGCCTCCATTGCAGCAGAGGCATACTTTGCCCCTGCTAAGTAAAGTCCCAACCTATAGCGTCTTCTGGCTCTAGGTTACTTATCTCACTTATTGCAGAGGCTGCCCTTTCCGATTTGCCCTGATTAGTTGGGGTCTTACTCGGGGTCTCACTAGCTTGAACAGGTTCTTTGTCCAAACCAAGGTACTCTCGGAGTACTTCTTTTATATCATTCACAGAATAGTCATAATCTGCAACCGTAAAAATGTTATTTATTAGGTTTTCTTTATCATCGTAATTAGGCGCAACTGCTTCTATCGCTTGTGCAATCCGCTCTTCTTTCGCACTATCTAAATAGAATGTGCAGACTGCCTGAGTTGCTTTTTCAGGAGTTAACTGTCTAATTACCTTCATAGCCTGTTCATTTTGACGTATATGGCTGTACGCTTCTTCGAACTGACGCTCAGATAATCCAGATGCGTAGATAATGTCCTGTAGACCTTTCTTAACCTCAGCTCGTCTAGTAGCCTCACGGTCTACATCCTCTCGCTCTTCTAGTTGGCTTTTAGCATGAGCAGCTTCCTTCTCAGCCCAATACGCCTTCTCTTCGGCTTCTGTCATGTTAGCAACGCCATCAGCTGACTCCATGACATGCTTTATGATTTGACGCTCAAACTCTACGGGATTAACACCTGCCATTTTTGCCAAGGAAGCAATCGCACCAGAATACTCTCCAGCATCAGCAGCATCTTGCAGTTTCTTGATTTCGTTGAGAACAAGCTGCTCATTCTTGTTAAAACGAGCCACAACATCGTTCTCCCAAGTCTTCTTTTGCTTATCAAACTCGGTAAAACGGCGGTTTATTTCTTTTTGACCTATGTAGTCATCAACTAAAGAACCGAGAGGAACAGCCTGTCCGTTGATTTGCACTTCCATATTAGCTTCATATTCGCTGTCTCCCAGCTGAATCATACGAACATTTTTACTGTCCTCTACGGTATCTATTATTTCCCTCGGGGTCTCGGTCTCCTCTTGCCCTTCTTCGTTCCGCAGCCCATTACTATCCTCCTCTGATATGTCAAATCCAGTCAGTTCACCCGACGTGTCTTCGACTGTTTCTGCTCCAAAATCCTCCACTGAGGACATTTCAATGCCTTCTCCCGGTGCTCCGAAAAGCCCATCGTCTGGCATTGCTATTGATGTTTCTGGTGTTGTTGTGGTGCTCTCTGTTGTTGGTTCGCTCATAAAGTCCCTTATGGTTGTTCGTTTTCTACTTCTGCTACAGGTTCAGCTGGCAGCTCCATTCCCGGCTCTAATCCCTCTTGAGGAGGCATCTCGCCCTGTGCCATCATAGCCTGTGCTGTTTGCATATCCATTCCCATACCCTGTGGCATTGCTGGCTGTGGAGGCTGTACCTGCCCTGTAATCAAGTATGCCTGTTCCTCTGGTGTAGGAGTATAGAACATCGGGAATCCCGACAATGTTCGTAATTCAGCCAATGCTTCTGGATTGTTCATAGCAGATTCAAGCAAGAATACCTCGTGAACTAAGATATGCTCCGCCATTCGACGCTTGTACTCAGTTGGCACATCCTCCTTGTAGAATCTGCCCTGTATCACGATTGTATGCGCTCTCCAATGCACCATGTGCTGTTCATAGACATCTGGCGCACTGACCTCCTCACCACGCAACAGCTCCTCATTCTCGCTCTCAGCAGAACGTAGAGCTGCCGTAGCAATGTCGTAGAACTTCTCTGGAGCGCCAAGCTCGAGCAAGTCAGCAATCTGCTCACGGCTTAATAGCCCCGGGATGTTCTGTGCCAAGTCGATAACCTGCTGGGTTCTACCAGCTCGGCTGTCAGATAACGCAGTAGTATTCTGGATAATGATGCTGTATGGACCAGAAAGGTTCACATTTGCCAGCGTCTTTATCTGATACTGATTGTTGTTCCCCAGTATCCGCACCAAACGGCTCTCATCAGCTGGCTCATCAGTCTTGTAGTAGTCTCCAGCTACGGCTATAGCCATCTCATTGACTTCTACAATGAAGTTGTTGTGCTTAACAATACTGGTGTTGGCTCGTTGTAGTTCCTGCTCCTCGAGAAACTGGAGCGCAATACCAGCACGTATTCCCGGAGGAGGAGCACCCCTACTTACTCCATACACTCCTCCGACCTGCTCCATCTCTTGTTTCAGTTTATCTCGGAACGCATAGACTTCGGGAGGATTCGGCGCAAACGTGACCACCGACGGCGCAATAGGACCACGAAACGTAACAGCCGTAGCAGCATTTCCCATACTCTCAATTTTAGCAGCCCCTTCTGGCATCATGATTTTTGGATGAGCCACAAGAAAGATGTTTTTGCTAATAAGCGAGGTGGTCTTGTTGTAATTGTGTTGTATCGGCTTGAGGTGTTCAAACAAACTCATGCCATACAAACGATTGGGAACATCTATATCTGTGATTCGTACAAACGGAAATTTACCATGCGAGTACGGATATACATCCGCCATCTGCAGTACTTCATTTTCCGTGAATAATATATAAGCTCCATCTTCTAAAAATTCATCAGGTGGATATACAAATCGATAAACAACTACCTCATCTGGCTGTTTGGAATGAAAATAATCTTTCAGAAATTCATAGCTATAAACAGAACTCCTATTATCAGCTTGGACTTTCTTACCGTACTTCTTCTTGACTTCTTCAATATGTAATATTTCATGTATTTCAATAACCCATTTGCAATTTGCGTAATGTCGTTTGTTGTCAAATAATTTGAAGAACGGAGGAGCTAACGTATATTGTACGTCTCCAATTCTACCTCCCTTTTTGTCCTTGTCACCGACACGAGAGTTCCAGTCGATGTTTAGATACATCTCACCAAAAACCGCATTCCATCTTTCGATTTCTTGCAGTTTTAAATCGAACTGATTCTGCCGATTAAGCTGTCGCAGTATTAAGTCAGCAAATTGCGCCGACTTCTTATCTTCAAACTCGTCATTTACAGGTAATGCTTTTACGTTGCTTTTGAATCGACTTAGTCGAGCAATACGCTGTTCTGTTAGGTCAAACATGTGATTAACGACCAACGGAACTTTCTTCGGAGCAATCTTCTCTTCTCGATTTCCACCTAAGCTTAGGCGGTATTCTTTGCTCTGGTCATATTGCCCAGTGTACCAAAGTAAATTATTAAACAGCTGTTCTATTCTATCTTGGTTTGATGACTCGAGCAGCGGATATGTGTTTTCAAACCATTTCAAAAATTTCTTTGGTGACTTAACAACATTATCTACCCACGGGGGTATAATGGTTTTGGAACCTTGTTCTAATTCTTCTGCTGGTGTATCAAACATTAGTTTTCATCCATAAATGCATCGTCAACATCAAGATGCCCACGACTCGCCTCAAATAACTTATCCAAACTTTCTTCCAAATCCTTTTGGCTTATGTTGCTGCCTTCATAGGGGTGTGGAGGCTCTAATTCCTCTACGTTAGTCGTTGGATTTACAAAGTATGCTTTGTGGGTACTTTGCTCCATTGCCTTGACTTTGGTAAGTGCCTCCATTGCCATGTCCAATGCTTTTTCCGCTACCTTCTCTGCTACACTTGCTCGTACTAACGCTTGTTCTAATTTGTCGCTCACCATTCAAACTCCGTATCATCAAATATATTAATATCTTTACCAAACATGATATCCGATTGCTGTCTCCATGCCATCATGTCCTGCTCAAGAGTCACGTATCGTTTCCTCTCTTCTGGCTCTGGCGCAACATCTTCATTTATTTCATACCGACTACACGTCAATAAGTACCGAAAACAGTCTATTAAGTGGTCATCTTTTTTTGGTATTCTTCCCCTTTCGTCTCGTACATAATTCTCCAGTTCCCACATCAGATTCTCGCATCGGTCGCTTATGGTAAGGAGATTCTTGACCCGAGCCACGTCCTTCAACATACTGATGCCAAGCTCTTTGTCCGCAGCAAATTTTCCTGCTGGCTGACAATAAACCCCATATCGACTCAAGACTTCGTTCCCGAACCATGCTGCTGCGTCGTCATAATATACACGCCAAGCACCTTCTCTCGCGTGAAAATGCTTCGCTTTACTTACTACCGTCGTCCAGATGTGGTCTGTACTCGTCTTATATTGGTCTTTCTCGTAGATTTCGTCTAGCAGATAAATTTGAGAGGAATATGGGTCGATAGCTGCAAATAACCCAGCAAAACAGGTCGCAGTACCGGGGTCGAGGATAATATAATACTCCAGCTTACCTTCATGATTGTCTAATAGTTGTTGAACATGGAAATCAGGCTTCATGTGCTCTGTACGAGTGATATTAGGAACAACCCGACTTCTACCCCCAAATGCCAGCTCCGCCTCATATTCGCGTAACCAGCGCTCTTTATCGCCTCGTTCGTAATACTTACGCTTCTCCGTATTCAGCCACTTATGCGCCTCCGCCTCGTCTTTAATACCAGCTACAAATGGGTTCTCCCACGCCGTGCCATGGATATGCGCCCAGTCGTTATCACCTTTAATGTCGTTCAATAGCTGCACGTAGAAGTTGTCGGGGTAGTCAGGAGGAGTACCGATGCAAATTAAAACACCGTTTAGGGAACGTAGGTTCGGATAGGCAGCATCGTAGAAACGAGGGTCTTGGTCTTTCATCTCATCAAGTATCATCGCGTGATACTCGGTTCCTCGATAGGCTTCGTAGTTTTCCGACCCATCAACCTTGATAAACCCATTGTTCAGCTTAATACGCAGCTCAGAGTCCATTATCTGCTCTACGTACTCCTCTGGTCCAAAGTTCTTAAGACGACCATTCTGCCACATAATCTCCTTCTGCTGCTTCTGCGAAGGACCAATAATATAAACTTGAGGGTTGTCTGTGGTAAGAGCTATCCGCCATGCGATATACATGCATAACTCTGTTTTACCGAATTTGCGTCCAGCACGTATGAATAAGCGTTTTTTCTTATCTCGAAATATCGCCCTTCCTGCTTTCAGTTGCCCCGGATGAGGCTCCCACTTCGCATTCAGTTTCTGTATCCGTTGCGCCAGCTCCAACGGTGCTAATTTCGTATTCGACATTCTTATGCTCTATCTTTTTCATTTTCGCAGACTCAATGGCATCAGCAAATTCTTGGAATGGGTCTTCTTTTAATATCATTCGGATTTGAGCACGTTGCTCTCGAATAGTTAATTGTTGCGTAATCTCAGTAGGCTTGCCATCCTCTGTACGACTCACTTTCTGCATCGAGACAATAATGTCAGATAGCTTCTTTAACTCGTCCCATGCTAGTTCTTCATCACGAGAAAGCTTCTTCTGTATTTGTTCATTAAATAACGTCTGCGCTAAGTTCTGTGCAATAGCAGCATTATTGCCTATCTGCCCCCACGACTGCTGATATACCTTCTTAAATATATCAGCTCGCTTACTAACCCACTTACCACTATCAACCCAACCACTAATAACGCGAGCTTCTAAACCCATGCGTTCTGCAATCGCGGACACGTCGTGTCCTAAAAGATATAAAGACAACGCTTTGTCTTTAACTTCTGGCATGTAAGCAAAACCATTCATGTGTTTTTCAACCTCTTGTTGCAAATACAATAATTGCGTGGTGGGTAGTTTTCCGGGTTTTTTCCTTTTTTTATTAGGATTAATTTTTGGCATATATTTCAGGATTCGGCACGTATTCCTTATCCACTTGTTTCTTCTTTGCAGCTTTCTTTGGTGCAGATGTAGTCTTTGTCATCTCACTAACTATGTCACGCAATCCTAACAATTCCTTGTCAGCCCGTTGGTCGGTTAGTCGAGAAGTCAAAACTTCCATTTGTCTTTTCTCTATAGCCTCCTCTAAAACCTGCAACATTGCTGCAAGTTCTGGCGCAGAGCCAAAGATGTTCTTATAAGCTTCTATGGTGGTCTCTAGTTTGGTTTTTAGTTGGTTTTCGTTAAGCATAAATCTCCTACTTTATGATTCCTTTAATCGGCTTAGTAGCTCTCCAACGCCCAACTAATGCAACGCACTGTTGAACAACCGCCACTACGGTCACGGTCGCAAACGTCTTAGTCTCAGCTAACAATTCTGGTGGAATTGATGCCCATACATCTTTCAGCATCTTTAACATGCCAAGCAAACTACCAATACTTGTAATGCTGCCCCAGACACCCATACTTTTAATTGCAGGTTTTGTTTTCATTTCATTCTCCTGTTCTCTTAATGCTAAATACACTAATCTTGCCTTTTTCGAGGCTTCGCTACTTGCCATGTGCACAGCTGACTAGGATTAGCACCAAAGGCTTCAACAACACCAGTGTATTGCCCACCCCTTAACTGCGCTCTCCATGTCTGCCTATTGCCATTGCTAAAACCTGTAAAGTTCATGTTCTCATATTGTCCCGTCTTACGCTGTACCGTAACTGTGTTGAACGGTGACCGAAACTCCTCGGGAAACAAAACCACCAAAGCTCCGCTGTGGTCTCCCTCTGGCTTCCACAGGAATTTACCCGGTCCATCCGTACCCATTATCTGGCTACAAATTGGGTTCATCTCGAGATTAGGTGTCGGTAAGGGAGTCGGTTCTGATGTCGGTTCAGAAAAAGGTTGGGGTGCAGGAACACACTGTATAGTCCCGTTCGAAGTCTCTCTACAAATATTATTCCCACAACCCAAGCTAAATATTAGCAAAACCAATGTTAGTGCTCTCATATATGCCTCCTATAGCACATATTCTCATAAGGTGTCACATACGTATACGTGTGGTAAAGCATAAAAATTACGGCATTATTAAATTGTCAAATCGTTGTTTGATTGGAATCAGCTGCTCATCAGGTAAAGCCATCAACGCCTCTACTAATTGTTTAGCCTGTTCCTGCTGCTGTGCCAGCTGCTGCTCTTCGATATCAGTCATTAGAGGAGCATGTGCAGCAATTACCGCTTCAAATGCCACCTTGTTAACTTCCTCCCCGTTCTCAATATGGCACACCGCCTTCTGCAGATAAGGTGCATCAAGGTCATCTGGAATATCTATAATATGCGGTGGCAGAGATTCTATGGTGAATGGAAAGTTCATCCATAGAACTTGTTCGATGATTTCAAACTCGACATTGGACTGAACAGCTTCCAATTCGGGTCTTAATATCTTCGTATTTATTTTCTGATGTTCTGCAAATTGAATGTACATAACTTTCCCTATACCGGAGGTAGCGCATCAAACCGAGCTTTGATTTGCTGCAGATATTCTTCAGGTAACAATAGCAAGGCTTCAAGCAATTCTTGAGCACGTCGTTGATTGGCTGCTTGCGCTCTTTCTTCATCATCTGTCATTGCTGGATTGTGCGCTTGTATAGCTGCTTCAAATGCTGCTCGATTGTCTTCCTCGCCGTTTGTTATGTCTACCCAGAAAGGTGAGGTCCACGGAGCATCAATATCATCTGGTGGCGTTATGTGGTCTGGGCATGTTAGACCGTCACGGTATGGGAACCTGTTCCAGTTCATGCTTTGGTTAATCTGTATCTTTGCATCTGCTTGAATTGCTTCAAGCTCTAGACGCAAAAGACGTTCGTTAATTTTGTTTAATGGTGAATTTTTAATAATCATTAGGTCACAATCTTATAAAAAACGGTCGCATACAGATAAAAACTGCTATCAACTGCCCAAGCGACATTATCGGTTCGATAAAAACGCAACACATTATTAACAATAAAGCATTCCGCACTTAGCAATGTATAGCCCGTTGACACTTCAGCATAGCCAACACCAAACGTAATGTTATCGTCTAAATCATTATTCAGGGGCAAACTTAAATGTATGCGAGAACTAGCGGCTCCCGCTAGTGAGATGTGCGCTTGATAATGAACCCTAATTAAAGTTGGACTTTGGTATGCATACCAACTATCATTTCCAGTGCCATTTAATGTCGCAGTTCCCGTTGAGCTGCTGACCGTAGGATTGAATCCGATAGGATATCCTGCGAATGTTGGATTTGCAATTTGAAAAGAATCAAGTGCGCTTTCATAAGTCACAAAATAAACCTGCCTAGCTGATAATTCTCCAACTATTGGGTCTCTACGACTTGAACCGCTAGTAGTAACCTTCAAATTCTTAGCGCCTAACCCATTCACATTTAGCGTTGCACCTCCGATGCTGGGTAAAGTCGAATGAATAATAATTGGAAAGCTCATTCCTTGCGTGTATGCGGTCGGCGCTGATGTAAGTGTCACGGTGTAGTTTGGTGGGGTACCACTTGTTAAGACTGCTAACTTGCGCGTATCTAGTGTATCAAAGATTGCCATTACGACTTATCCTTTCAACATGTTTTCAGTGGCACTCTGACTAGCCTGTTGCGCCTCCATCTGTTTCATGAAG